CCAGATGGATCTGTGCTTGCTAGTGAGATGACAGCAATTCAACAGCTTGAATGGGTCAAAAAAATGCAAACAGTGTGGGCAGATAATGCTGTCTCAGTGACTGTTTATTATAGAAAAGAAGAACTCACGGAGATTAAAAAGTGGTTAGAAAGTAACTATGATAATTCGGTTAAGTCAGTTTCGTTTTTATTACATAGTGATCATAACTTTCCACTACCTCCTTATGAAGAAATTAGTGAAGAAGAGTATAATAAAACTTTTTCTAAGATTGATTTCTCAATCCCACTTCAACAAGCCGCTGGAAGTCACGAAATTACACTTGACGACTGCGCAACTGGGTCGTGTCCTATAAAATGAACCGTTCAAGACCGATATTGGATTGGAACTATGAAAAGCTGTACCTGTTTTCATCATTTTTATTCTTTTTTTAATAAAAGTGGTGTACAATATATTCAATGAGTCATGAATCTATTAAAAACAGTCGTCTGTGGGTTCCTCCAAGGACTTATGGCGTTTGCATCTGGATTATGCCAGATGGTACGCCACTATCTGATGGTGATGGGGTTCTATCTGCAGAAGGTTTTGTCGGAGACAAGGATATTGAAAAAAGAGTAGCACAAGCGGCTAGGTATTGGACCGGAAGCACCGATGGTAGGATTAGCTGGGTTCATGGTGCAAGAAAAGTTAGTGGAAGCGAAAGAGATGATCAAGTTGAAAGACTTAATGAAGGTCTCATACCAGATCCGTATGAAGACTTTTTTGATAATTTAAAGGGGTAGTATGGAAAAGAAAATGGTTCATGTTGAAGACTCTATTGAGGTAACAGATGAAATAAATGATCTTTCTTATTTTGGATTTGATTCAATACCGATATCTGAAGATCCTTTTTTGAAAGTTTCCTACAACTCTCTTTCTCAAAAAATGAAAAGGAAAGCAAATAAACTTTCTAAAAAGTATGTTGGAGAAGATGGAACTGAAACAAAATACATCGATCCAGAAACTCTTGATGGATACACACTGTATGATATTGTTAATCCACCGTATGATTTAGACAACCTATCCGATCTCTTTGATTCAAGTGCAATTCACAATGCGTCAGTAAGCGCTAGGGTTATGAATACTGTTGGTCTTGGATTTCAATTTCAAGAAACATTGAAGGCTAGAAGGAAAATTGAAAAATCAACAGATAACGAAGATAAACTTTATAGGGTTAGAAAGGAACTGCAGGATGAAAAAGAAAGGCTTGAAGAGCTTTTTGAAAATTTAAATGTTGAAGAAACATTTATTGAAACAATGATTAAAGTTTGGCAAGATGTTTTAACAATTGGAAATGGATATCTAGAAATAGGTAGAAATAACGCTGGTAATATTGGGTATATTGGTCATATACCAGGAACTCTTGTTAGGGTTAGGAGGAAGAGAGATGGCTTTGTTCAAATTGCAAGAAGCAATAAAATCACAGCAGTCTTCTTTAGAAACTATGGAGATACAGAAACACAAGACCCCATTAATTCTGATCCAAGACCTAATGAGATCATTCACTTTAAAATTTACTCTCCTAAAAATACATACTATGGTATTCCTTCTGCAGTGTCAGCTGCTGCTGCAATTGTTGGTGATAAGTTTGCAAAAGAATATAACATTGATTATTTTGAGAATAAAGCTATTCCTAGATATGCAATAATTCTTAAAGGTGCAAAATTAAGTAATAAGTCTAAACAAGAGCTTATTAATTATTTTAGAAAAGAAGTTAAAGGAAGAAATCACGGCACCCTTGTGATTCCAATCCCGGCTTCGATTGGTGCAGACAGCGATATTAAATTTGAAAAACTTGAAGCTGGTATCCAAGATGCCTCTTTTGATAAATATAGAAAATCAAATAGAGATGAAATTCTTGTAGCCAATAGAGTCCCAGCGCCAAAGGTTGGTGTGTATGATAATGCTAACTTAGCTGTCTCAAGAGATGCCGATAAAACATTTAAAATGCAGGTCGTTGCTCCGGATCAATCTGTGATAGAAAAAAGATTAAATAGAGTTATGATGGAATTTACAGATCTTTTTGTTCTCAAGTTTAAGAGCATAGATCTTGTTGATGAAGATATTCAATCTAGAATTAATGACAGATATCTTAGAACAGAAGTTATTACACCAAATGAGGTGCGATCCACACTTGGCTTACCAGAAAGGACGGATGGTGATGAACCACTTCCGTTCCCAACGAAGAAAGAAAAGACTGGACCAGGCGCTCCGTTTGGTAATTCTAATAATGATACAATTGCTCCGAGAAATGCAAGAGCAGATTCTGAAGGGCAAGCAAGTGATCCAAGACAGACTGGCGATCAGGCTGAGAGGGGTCAAAATCAAGATAACTCAGGAGGTACAGAATGAGTGACAAAATGGGTATTATTTATTCAAACACAGCAATTACAAGTGCTGCAAATACCGTTTCTATCAATGGGCATACGTCATGCATCCACTTTTTAAACTTGGATGGTTCTACAAATGCCGTGGTTGAGCTAAACGGTGGTCCACATAGAGTGGTCATCCCAGCAGCAAAAAACTGGGTTTATGTCGAAGGTGACTATACTCAATTTAAAGTCGTTACAGCAAATGTTAGCGTTGCTGTCTATGCCATAGGATAATTTGCTGTATAATAAATTGTTTATTACACTAAAATTAGACTATGACTAACTTTAATTTATCATTCCCCATTGATATGGTGAAAAAAGAAGAGCGAATTGTTTCCGGTATTGCAACTGCAGACAATATTGACAAAGTTGGTGATGTTGTTGATTTTGAAGCATCGCTTACCGCATTCAAAAATTGGCAAGGTAATATTCGTGAAATGCATGCACCAATTGCAGTAGGTAAAGCTATTAGCTATAAGCCCATAAGAATTAAAGGTGTTGATGGTCAAGAGTATAATGCAATTCAAGTTGAAGCATACATCTCAAAAGGTGCAGAAACAACTTGGCAAAAAATTCTTGATGGAACGCTTCGTGCATTTTCAATTGGTGGAAAAATTTTGAAAAAAGAAATGATGCAAAACAAAGTTCACAATGGTAGACCGGTTCACGTTATAAAAGAATATGATCTTGGTGAGTTAAGTCTTGTTGACAATCCAGCAAATGCTGTTGCGATTATTGATCTTGTTAAAAAGGCTGATGATGGAAAACTTGGTTATATACTTGAAAGTGATGATTCTGAGATGGAAAAGGCAAAACAGCCTATTAAAGACCCCAAAGGCGGCTTGACAGCTGCAGGTCGTAGATATTTTAAAGAGAAAGAAGGGGCGAATCTTAAGCCAGGTGTTCGTGGCGCTGCAGACACTCCTGAAAAAATGCGAAGGAAGGGGTCGTTTCTCGTTCGTTTCTTTACAAATCCTTCTGGTCCAATGAAGAAGCCAAATGGAAAACCAACAAGGCTTGCTCTTTCTGCTACTGCTTGGGGCGAGCCGGTACCGCAAGATCGTTCTGATGCCGCAAGGTTGGCAGCAAAGGGGCGGAGGCTTCTTGAGAGATACAGGAATTCAAAAGAAAAAACAAATAAATCAATTACAACAGAAAATCTAAAAATTAAAAATGATTTAATAGAAACATTATTTGAAGAAATTGAGAATATTCAGATTGATAATCCTGAGTATGCAGATGCATTATTATTAGATTTCTTATTAGATGATGTTTATGATGAATTAGGAGAGGAGGTCGCAATGGATAGTGATAATTTATTGCAAGATGATGAAAAGTATGATATTATGAAACCTATGGATAATACTATTGACAAAGAAACAGAGAAATTGTCTTTGGTTAAAAAGTTTATCTCTTGGCTTACAGATCAGCCTGGGGATGAATCGCTTGATAAAGGCGAGCAAGCTGAAGCTTCAGTTGAAGCCGAAGTGAAAAATGATCAGATGGAGGAAGAAATGGATATTGAGGTTCTGAAAGAAGCTCTCGGCTCCGTCATCGATCAAAAGCTTAATGATTTTGCTACTTCGCTTAAGGCTGAAGTTGACGCAAATATCGCTGCTAAGATTGATGAAGTTGCTAAGAGCTTTGACGCTCAGAAAGAGGAGATTTCTCAAAAGTTGGAAGCAACAGAGAAAGCTCTTGAAGAACAGACAGCTAAGGTTGAGGAGTTCGCTCAAGCTGGCGCTGTAAAGAAGAGTGTTGATCCGGAAGAAGATGAGCAGGTTGAGGAATTAAAAAAGTCTGAACCTGAAAAGTCTTTCTGGAACAACGTTTACCTGCCACAAGGAATAATTAGCTCCTTGGGCTATAAGTCATAAGTTAAGGAGGAATAATTACTATGGCAACACAAGAAGAAATTCTTGCTAAGGCTAACGAAGTTACTACGAGCGTCGTTAGCAATGCAAGCGGTGGTTTGCTCAAGCCTGAGCAGTCAAATCGTTTTATTGATTTCGTGGTAGATCAGTCCAACCTCATGCGTAACGCCAGAGTCGTTCGCATGCGCACACCTTCGATGGAAATCGATAAGGTGTCGGTTGGCACACGCCTGATGCAGAAGGCAACTGAAGCTACAGATGATGGCTCGAATGCAGCCGTTACCTTTAGCAAGGTTTCGCTTACAAGCGTCAAGCTGCGTTTGGACTGGGAGCTCAGCACTGAGGCTCTCGAGGATAACATTGAAGGCGCTTCGCTGGAAGATCACCTTGCTCAGATCATGGCTCGTCAAACAGCCAACGATCTTGATGACTTGTTGATCAATGGCAACACATCTTCAAACAATGCTCTCCTCAAGGCTCTTGATGGCTTCGTTAAGCTGTCGCTTGCTGGTGGCACAGTGGTGGACGAGGGTGGCAACAACATCTCTCGTTCAACATTTGACAGAGTGCTGCGCAACATGCCAACAAAGTTCTTGCAAAGACGCAATGAATTGCGCTTCTTCACAGGTGCCGGTTTGGTTCAGGATGTGTCCTTTAGCTTGCAGAATCCTAATTCGGCAACTGCAGCTACTGCTGGCGCTCCAGCTCCTGGCTCGACATTCGGTGAGCAGGCATTCATGAACGGTGCTATCCGTGCAAATGGTGGTCCAGGCGCAACAGGGCTTGCACCATACGGTGTTCCGCTGGTGGAAATCCCACTGTTCCCAGAGACAGTCTCTGGTGACTACTCGGGTGCTTCTGGCAATCACGGTTATGTTGAACTGACATTCCCCAACAATAAGGTTGTGGGTATGCACAGAGACATCACAGTGTACCGTCAGTTCCAGCCAAAGACAGACACAATTGAATACACACAATTCATGCGTGTTGCTTGCAACGTGGAGAACCTTGGTTCTTATGTCGTTGCCAAAAACGTCAAGCTGCGCACACTGTAATAGTGTCCTAAAAATCGGTCGGGCGGGGAGAGGAATACTCCCCGCCTCGCTGATATTTGGAATAAAATTGTCCATAGGAACTGTTGATTTATTGATTATTAAATGATAGGATTGATGTATGAGTGAAGAGCAAAAAGAAAATATTGTAACATCTGACCAAGTTGCCCCCAAGGCAGCGCCAAAAAAAACACAGAAAAAAATTGTTAAAAAAGAAGATGATATTGAATCTATTTCAAAGACCGGTAAAGTTTTGATTTATTTCGAAAGCGGTACCGCATATCTAACCCCTTCCGGTGTTAGATTTTCTAGAGAAGACAAGCGTATGGCAGAAATTGATGCCGAAGAAGCAAATTCTCTGCTAAGACTTCCTAACTTCAGATTGCCTAGTGACGAAGAAAAGGAATTCTATTATAATAATTTGGAGGTATAAATAATGGCTGGTAATCTTTCTAATTATCTTGAAAATAAACTTGTTGATCACTTTCTTGGTACAACTACATACACAAAACCATCTGCTGTTTATGTTGCCTTATACACCGTAGCGCCAAGTGATGCCGGAGGCGGCACAGAAGCTACCGGTGGTTCTTATGCAAGACAAACTGCTACATTTTCAGCTGCATCTAGTGGTGCTACATCAAACAGTGCAAATATAGATTTTACAAATATGCCTGCTGCAACAGTTGTTGCTATTGGCATTCATGATGCTCTTACTTCTGGAAATTTGCTATTGTGGGGAGAGCTTACTTCTAATAAGACAACTGATGCCGGAGACACACTAAGAATTGCCACAGGCGATCTTGATATCAGCATTGACTAAGGAGAACCTATGTTAAGACAAGAATTTAGCGGTGGTGTTCTGAGAACAACATTGTCTGCAAATATTAGCAATAGTGCAAGTTCTTTTTCTGTTGTTGATGCCTCAACATTTCCTACAGGCGCAAATCCTTTTGTTATAGTTATAAATCGTGGGAGTCAGTCAGAAGAGAAAGTTTTAATATCATCAAGAGCCGGAAATGCTTTTACAGTTGCGAATAGAGGCTATGATGGCTCTACTGCAAATTCTCACACATCTGGTTCTTATGTTGATCATATTCTTGATGCAACAGTTATTCAAGATATGAATCAAACAACATATGATAATGAAGTTTTAGTTTGGATGGGGGTATCAAATGGCTAATTTAACGCCAGTTTTAATGTATCAAGGCGGTGATGCAGCAGCAAATGTGTATACTGTTTCAAACACAGTTGGTAACTATTCAATTATTAAGTTTATTAATATTTGCAATACAACAAACACAACACACACATGCTCTTTGCATTTGCTAAGGGACGGGGCATCCCCGGCTGCAAATAATAAAATTATTTCCAACGCTGCTGTTTTGTCTAATAACGTACTATACTTTAGTACGTCAATAGTTATACCTGCAAATTCAAATATATACATTTCACAGTCAAGCACAGGTTTGACTTTTAATATTAGTGGGGTTCAGTATGCCTAATTTAGTTGAACATCAAGTTACCGTTGCCGATAGTGCTATTACCGCCGCTCAAATAGCGGATGGCTCCATTGTTAATGCTGAGATAGCCAGCAATGCATCAATAGCGGTATCTAAACTCGCAGCTGGTGTTTCTGCGCAAGCCCTTATCGCAGATGCAAACGGAGTTCCCACATTTACCACAATTTCAGGAGATATTACAATCAGCCCGACTGGCGAAGCATCGGTAACTGCTAATGCAGTTGCTCTCGGTACCGACACTACCGGTAATTACATTGCAACAATTACCGGTACTGCAAATGAAATAACAGTAACCGGTTCAGGTAGCGAAAGTGCAACAGTCACACTAAGCCTTCCAGCGAATGTTACAATTTCAAACAATCTCACTGTTACCGGTGATCTGACTATTAGTGGAAATACAACAACTCTCAATACCGCAAATCTTAATGTTGAAGATAACTTTATTCTTCTTAATTCTGGAGTCACCGGTAATCCAGCATTAAATGCAGGTCTTGAAGTTGAAAGAGGAGACTCGGCAAATGTTGCAATCCGTTGGAATGAATCTGACGATAGATGGCAAATCACAAATGATGGAAATACTTATGCAAATGTATCAACAACAACTGAACTTTCAAACCATGAATCGGATACAACAAACATTCATGGAATTGCTGATACTTCAATTTTAGTTACAACAACTGGTACTCAAACCCTAACCAATAAAACCTTAACATCTCCATACATAACAGGTGTGTCTCCTGTTATCACACTTGGTGGTGATCTGGATGGCTCAGTTACGCTTACAGATTTAGGATCCGGAACTTTAACTGCAACAATTAAAGCAAACTCGGTTGCTCTAGGAACAGATACAACTGGAAACTATGTATCTGATATTTCTGCCGGCTCAGGTATTTCAGTAACCCATACACCAGCTGAGGGGTCTACTGCCACAATCGGACTCAATGCTAACCTAGATGCCTTAAGCGATGTTGTAATTACTTCTCCAAGCACCGATCAGTTTCTTAGATACAATGGGTCTTCTTTCGTTAATGCTACAGTAGCATTAGTTACCAATCTAGATAGTGTTACAGATGTGGTGATTACAAGTGCAGTGACGAATCAAGTTTTGGTATATGATGGTACAAACTGGGTAAATACATCAAATCCAACCGTTGCTGGCAATGTGACTATTACTGGAAATCTAACAGTTTCTGGCACAACAACAACAGTTAATTCTGAAACATTGACAATTAATGATAACATCATTGTGCTTAACAATAATGAAACTGGAAGTCCATCGGAAAATGCTGGAATTGAAATAGAACGCGGCACATCAACAAATGTTGTCTTTAGATGGAATGAAACAAATGATTTTTGGGAATTTACAAATGATGGAAGCAAGTATGAAAGAATTGTTGGAGACACAGTAACAAATGCGCAGTCGGCGGCTTACACTCTTGTTCTTGCAGATAGGGCAAAGCTGGTTGAAATGAATGTAGCTTCTGGGCATAATTTGACTGTTCCAACTAATGCAAACGTAGCATTCCCTGTTGGAACTACAATAACGGTACTACAAACAGGCACAGGTCAAACAACTTTGGCTGGTCAAGGCGGCGTAACAGTAAACGCAACACCTGGTCTTAAACTACGTGCGCAATGGTCGTCGGCTACTCTAATAAAGAGGGCAACTGACACATGGGTTGCTATTGGGGATCTCTCGGCGTAATTTATGAGCAGTACAAGCCCCCAGAAAGATATTGGTGGTAAAAAACCCACTACGCCAACAGTTGGTACAGCAACAGCCGGTAACGCTCAGGCAACTGTTGCTTTTACCGCTTCTACTTATCCTGGGAAAGGGGGGACTGTTACATACAGGGCAACATCAAGCCCTGGCAGCATTTCAGGAACCTCAACAACTTCTCCGATTACTGTTACTGGCTTAACTAACGGTACCGCTTATACATTTACAGTAAGAGCAGAAACATCTTATGGTGTCAATTCAGATTCATCGGCAGCATCAAACTCGGTAACCCCAGTTGCCCCACCATTCTTTCCACCGTTCTTTCCACCATTCTTCCCGCCGTTCTTCCCGCCGTTCTTTCCACCATTCTTCCCGCCATTCTTTCCACCATTCTTCCCGCCATTCTTCCCGCCATACTTCGATATAGGTCCAATCTGATATAATCAGTCTTTGCAACAATATTTTTGGTAACGGTCAGAGGGCGATTTAAAACATGGTATAATTTTATTTAAACACAAAAGGAAAAGATGTTTTTATGAGTACCGATTCTAATGTTGCGATATTTAGACCGTATCGACCGTGGCTAAATAAAGAGAGCAAATCTGTCCCAACCCAAGCACAAAACGTAATACCTCAATGGTATAAAGATGCAGATATCTTTGCAAAAATGCCAAATGGCGAATATTACAAAGCTCCAAAAGAAGTTTGTCCATTTGCGAAAGAAGGGACAGTTGATGATTATGGCAAAATTCCCACATGGAAAGCTTGCCCTGCAATAATGGATGCTTTTTTAACTGGTTATGTTTTTAAGACACCCTGTGATTTAACATTTTTTAAAAACAATCAAGGAATAATTGATGTTAAGATAGAGAGCGAGCAGTATCAGGATTTTTGCACTCAAAGACCCCCAATGCCACAGTTTCAGCACCCACTGGGTTACTATCAGCATCATTTTGCATGGCATGCAGACTGGGGGCTGCAGCTTCCAGATGGGTATAGTGCGTTGTTTATGACACCAATGAACAGGTTTGATCTTCCATTTTTAAACACTACTGGGATTGTAGACTCAGATAAAGTTCATTTACTGGGGAGTTTCCCATTCTTTATTGTGGATGGATGGGAGGGTTTGATACAAGCAGGAACGCCATACCTTCAGGTCCTCCCTTTCAAAAGAGAAGACTGGGAGCACAGGATTGATACTTTGAATCAGCATGAGATGTACAATCAAATGGTAAATAATTCAAAGTTCTATCGTCAGCCTGATGGTGGTGTATACAAAAGCAAAGTATGGTCAAGAAGAAAATACAAGTAGGGGCAAAAGATGCAGACATGGAAAAAGAAAATTGACTTAGGGAATGGTATAAAGTGTTATAAAGATGTCATTAAAAAAGATTTTGATGTTATTAACAGGCTTGAATCAAATTTAAAACCGCTTAGTGATAAAGCAATTTACGGCTGGCGACCAGCATATGTGGGATATCAAGAGCTTATGCCAGAATATAGAGACTGTGTTGATTTCAAGTTTAAAAAAAAAGATATTGAGAGTGATAAAAGCGAAGTTAGTCTAAACCTACAATCTCTTTGGCAAGATATTTATGACTCAAGCTTTTCTGCCGTTGAAGATTATCGAGCAGAATATAACATAATGCCTCTTAAATACTGGGAAGCCATGAACTTTGTTAAATACGGTCCGGGTCAGCACTTTAGGGAACATCACGATCATGGATTTTCATACAATTGCACCGTATCTTTAGTGGGCTATATTAATGATGACTATGAAGGCGGAGAGTTGTATTTCAGATTGCAAAATTTAAAAATTAAACCTGACGCAGGAGATTTGTATATTTTCCCATCAAATTTTATGTATCCTCACCAAGCTATGCCAGTAATTGCAGGAACAAAGTATTCCGTTGTTACAATGTTGGACTACAGTAAAAAATACCATACGCCGGATATGTATGATTCAAAATGGAATGATGAGTAATGATTAGTATATCTGTTGAAAAAATGGACAATTCAATTTTTAATATTTCACAAATGTCCGTAAAAAGAGACTGGATGGATCAAACTTCAGAAAACCATGCATATCGATGTTTTCCAATTACGCAGGCTAATGTTCTTGGGTGGAGTCTTTCATGCACAGAGGATATAGTTTTTACTTGGGATGGCATTAACGATCAAACCCCTGATCATGTACAAATTAAAAACCCCCAAGGCAGCTACTCAGGCAGAGGTCAGTCATCAATAAGTCTCAATACTGGGTTGGTTTTTAGAACGGCTGTTGATGTAAGCCTTTTAACAATAAATCCTGTTAATTATTTTAATAATGATTTTGAAACAATATCTAACCTTATTAGCACATCTTTTTTTGACGCTCCACTGCCTTTAGCGCTTAAGGCAAAAAAAATAAATGTTGAAACAATAATAAAAGCAGGAACACCACTTGCAACAATAATCCCTATATCGTTAACAAACTTAAACAATTCAGAAATTAAAATTGAAAAATACTCAGATCCAAAAATGTTAAGACATCAAGCAAATAGTAATTATGGATCAGCAATTAGATCAATAAATTTATCTGGTAAATTTGCCAATTGGTATAGAGATGCAGTGAATGAAAAAAAGCAGTCTTTGGGATCTCATGAGGTAAAAGTGTTAAGACTTCATGTAAGAGATAATACATAGGAGCATTGTTGGTATGAGTACTTCAAAATCTTCTTTGGTTGTCAGAAAGCCTTCAATAACTCCATCTGGATTTTTTGGTAAAGGAGTGGAGAATATTGTTGAATTAGAAAATTTTATGACACAAAAAGAAATAAAATTTTTAGAAGAGTCTGCAAAATCTTTGACAATATGGGATGTGACGGAAACTCATGTAAACCAAAATGGAACAGTAGTCTACGATTCTGATTACTGGAAGGACAGGGTTGCAACACAATCTACGCTAGATAAAAATAATCCTTCCATATCCCCGGTTATTAATGGTTTATTTCAAAGATTAAAACCCATTGTTGAAGACTTTTATAAAGTGAAAGCAATTCCAACTAGAGCAGCTATTGTTAAGTGGCTCCCCGGACAGTTCCAGAAGCCTCATGCCGACAAAGAGTTGCACGAAGGTCCAGATGCTGGTCTTCCAAATGATTTTCCAAATTACGATCTATCAAGTTTGTTTTATTTAAATGATGATTATGAAGGTGGGGAGTTATATTTTCCCAACCAAGGGGTGAAGTTTAAACCAAAAAAAGGTGCAGCATACTTCTTTCCAGGGGATATGCAATATATTCATGGAGTTACAGAGGTAAAAAGTGGTGTAAGATATACATGCCCATTCTTTTGGCAAATAGTTGAACATACTGGAGATAGACAGCCATGATTGAATTTGAAAAATTAACAGAAAAAGTACATATATACAAAAATCTGCTGCCAGATTATGAAGAGTTGGTTCTTTTGTTAAAGAACTCACAAATTGATTCTAGTAATACTTTTTTCTTTAAAGATTGGCGACAATGGGATAAGTTTGGGAAATATGTTTACGATATTGAAAAAGAAAACAATATCAAAGAAGAAGATATAAAAAAAAATCTCTTGCTCTTTAATCAAGAGAAATATTTTATAGACAAAATTAACAAAAACTTTTATTTATCAACTAATCACTATTTAGAATTCCATAGTGTTCGTAAAAATGATGATTGGGAGAAGATGGGTCCATCTTTTGCAAAATATGAGATTACTAAAAAAGAAGAAGAAAACGCAATGGTTTATCACACCGATTATCAAAAAGATAGATCAGGCGACACTAAAAATTTTGCTATTACATGCACAATGTATTTAAATGATGACTATGATGGGGGTGAGTTGATTTTTAAAATAAGAGATCAGTACATTATGTACAAACCAAAAGCCGGTGATATAATGGTATTCCCATCAGGTCATCCAGATATTCTTTCTGAAGACTGTCAGTATGAACATGCAGTTACAAAAGTTAGTGGGGCAGAGAAGTACTTTATAAGGTGCTTCTATAAAGCGTAGGAGGCACATGTTTTCAGATAATCCAAACATATTGCAGCTAGAGGAAAAAATTTTTTGGTATAAAAACTTTATATCAAATGATCAAGTTGATCTGATTAATTCAATAGTTTACAAAGAAAACAGCTTATACAATCATTGGTTTGAAAATATGGAATTTAAGCTCACAGATCATGTTAGAGAGCTCGTTCCTGTTTGGAATAAAATTTCAGAGTTTATTTATCCAGAATATGTGATTCATCCATTGGCAAACATGATGTATTTTGGAGAAGGGAGTCAGATGCTTCCACATTGCGACAGCCCTGGTGAAGACATGACCGAAAGCCTTACAGTGCCAGATGTCTGGGGGACATGCTGTGTGCTCTCATGGGGTGTTTGCGTATACTTTGGCGAATTTTCTGGCGGAGAAGTTTATTATCCAAAACAAAATATTGAAATACCTGTTCAACCAGGTGACTTAGTTATTCATGGAGCCCTGAGATCTCATGAGCATGGAGTGAGAGCAGTGAGGAGTGGAGTCAGGTATGTTTTTTCAAACTTTTCTTTAAAACCAGAAAAGAATCCAGGATCTTTTTATAATTATGGAACAAAAGAAAACGAAGAGAGGCAGAAAAATATTGATCTTTGGATGCAACCTTTGAAAGACAATGAAAAATCTGTTGTTTTGCCAGACCTAGAAAAATATTCTTAAGATGAATCACTATTCAAATTTGCAAATTAATACAAATATAAAAATTTTTGGATTTACAATAAATCCTCCTAAAAATGAAGAACAATTAAAAAATATTCTTTATGGATTAACCAATAGCTATGAAAAAAAACATATTTGTGATTTTAGTGAAAATAGCGATGTTGTTCATGTCAATCCTTTTATTGAGCAAAAAATTCATTTTGATCAAATAAGTGTAAAAAAAATAGACTTTAAACAAACATGCACCCTGGTAGGATTTTTACCATTAAATAATGGTTATGTGGTTATTAGAATAAAATTAAACACTTATCCTTGCGAGGTCGGCGTTCATATTTTTTTGAACGAGAAAGTGGAAGACATTGACCTTGTAATAGACCACCTCTCCGCCCCGGCTCTTTTAAATTCAAAAAATGCAAATGCTGATGGGATGGAACTATTTGATATAGATTATTCAATTACATATGAATCTGAAAAAAATAATAAAATTAATAAACACGATAAAAACATCTATCCGGAAAGAACAGACTGGAGGGGTGAGAATAAAAACTATCTGCACAACATAGAATGTTTCTTTTGTAGAGAAGATGCGGGTTTTGTGTCTATTCATGGGCACCCCGCAAGATCAGTGTTGGTGTGCGAAATTCACAAAAATTATGTAGAGGACAAAAAGTCTAAACAATTTACAGTTAATTATAAAAATAATGAAAAGTATTTAACAACAAAATTTGTTATAAATGATGAAATTTATAGCAAAAATATTAAAAAAGAAAACAAGGATGTATGATTAAATTATGAAAAATAAAATTATTAGTGAAATAAATGAATCTAATTTTGTATTTCTTCAAAACGATGTCATCCCTGAAACAAGTCTCGGTGTTGCAACTAATAAAATTGTAGAAATTCCAAATTTTTTAGATAAAGAACTTGTTCCAAACATTATTCAATTTTTTGAAGAATGCAATATAAAGTGGGGGGACATTGCATTTTATGGTTCTTCTGGTAAAGCAATATCTACTGACGACAGTACTATGCAGCAATTTGGTCTTCCCAATAATTTTTTTGAGAATCTTAAATTAAAATTTCAAGAATCTGTGGAAAAAGTGTTTGAAAGAAAAGTAAGACCAAATACATCTCATGCTCAAAAATGGGATGTTGGCGGTTTTGCAAACCCCCATTCCGATAATTCAGATCATTCAGGAGTTCCAAATGCATTTGAAATTAATAAGTATGTTGGAATTCTTTATTTAAATGGAGATTATGAAGGCGGGGAGTTATATTTTTGTGATAAAAGTAATAATTTAAAACCCTATTTATCTTTTAAACCAAATGCTTTATCTTATTATGTTTTTCCGGGTGGTGTTGAAAACATTCACGGTGTTACTGAAATAACAAAAGGGGTCAGGTACACAATGGTGTCATTTTGGGATTATGCTGAAATTGAATACAGTGAAGAGACAAAAAAGAAATGGAAGGAAGAAGAAGCGCTTGTAAGAAGCCAGCAGGCAAGGCAAAAGGAGGAGTGGGCAAAAGGTAATATACATGCGTGAATACGAAATCTTCTCCAGTAAAATTCTTTACATTAAAAACGCCCTACCCAATTCAGATAATTTAATTAATGAATTAGAAAGAACAAATGAGACAATTAAACAATCAGATGCTATTTCAAAATGGACAGTGTGGAATTCTAGCGATGGTTCTTATATTTTTGGAAATACAAAAAAAACTAATTCTTCTATGATTGTCATAAGCCAAACAGCAATTATTGATATATTTAGAAAACTGCATTCTGCGATGGAAGAGTCTTTTGAATTATACAGAAACACTATTGAAAACAATATTGGTTATTTTTCCGAACTGGGTATAAGCAAATACTTTACTGGTGCCAGTATGGGCAGCCACGTCGATGTTGATCCAGGCAGAGATGTCTTTAAAGAAACTATATCTGGAATATTGTATCTTAATGATAACTATTCTGGCGGGGAGCTAAATTTCCAAGAACAATCTGTTTTTATTAAGCCCTCTTCAGGCAGTGCGGTGCTTTTCCCATCAACACCACCATTTTTTCATGAATCAAAAAGAATAAAATCTGGCGTTAAATACATATGCACTGCTTTTGGCTCATTATAAAAATGTTGTAATATAATATTAAATAAATTATAATTATTGTATGAAAACAATATTTGGGATACTATTTGTATCCTTAACTCTTTCCTCATGTGGTTATGAAGGTCGTTATCGTTATGAATGTCAAGACCCCGCAAACTGGGAAAGTAGCGAATGCAACCCGCCCGAATGTAAAGTGACGGGTACATGCACAACGGACATTATCGGATTTGATCCAAATGAACAATCCGAAGGAGGGACCAATGAATAATAAATATACCCCAGAAGACCTTGATGCAAGGTTAAGATTTGTTATTGGCTGTGTGTTGGGCGCAGTACTCTTTACAACGACATTAGCCATTCTATATGCTCTCGTTTTTGTTTCTCAACCAATTGGTGCACAAGCAGAAAATGACAAAATGTTCTTTAGCGTTCTTTCAAGCATTGCCACATTTATTACCGGCACATTGGCTGGTTTGATGATTTCTAATGTAAAAGGAAAGCAGGCACAGGAAGAAGAGGCTGATATTCCAGTAGAGGAATAATGAAAATCAACTTTAGAAAAGGCTGGTGGACAGCTCTGCCTTTGGCGGTTATTGCTTTAATAACAATTCCAACCGTAGATGCTTCTTCTACACAAGAGCCCATAGCAAATGCTGGCTTTGAAGATAATTCATTTACTGGCTGGTCTAGGGGGACTCAAACAGGCAATTTGGGATCTGCAATAAATGGCAATGGTACTGGCGTAACTATTTTTAGCGGTCCAAAAACCTTTAGTCATCCATCACATCCAGCAGTAGGTAGTGCTACAAGAAATGGCGCTCCCAATCCATATTATGCCCCAGCGGTATCGGCAGGAAGCTGGACATTCTCCCCAAGCAATGCCTCATACGCTGCTTTGCTGCAACCAAGGAATGAGCAAAATTTTTCTCAAGCAATGACAGCCCTTGGCTTATCTGGAT